CGCCAGGCTGTGGCGCCGATCTCCACGGACAACAGCATCATGGCCGTCATCAGCCGTGCCGCCGCCGATCCCAACCTGCGACATTGAGAAGATGGAGCGCCTGCTGGCCATGCACGAGCGCATGCAGGCCAAGGAGGCGGAGCAAGCTTTCAACGCAGCGATGGCAGAAATGCAGTGCAACATCCCCACGGTTTTCGAGGGTGCAGTGAATCTGCACACAGGCAACTCCTACGCCACTCTGGACCACATCACCCACACCCTGAAGCCAATCATGCAGCAGCACGGGTTCGCCATCACCTTTAAGGTTGAAAACGCGGACAAGGCAATCAAGGTCACCGGGATTTTGATGCATCGGGGTGGGCACCGCGAACAAACAACCATGACCCTCCCGGCTGATATTGGAAAGGGTCGCAACGACGTTCAGGCCGTTGGCTCATCGACTACCTACGGCAAGCGCTACGTGATGTGTGCGCTGCTGAACATCACGACCGGCGATATCCGCGACGACGACGGACAGTCGTCGGACGGCTCTGAAACAGAGGATATGCGCGCCCAGGTCGTCGCGGACATCCTTGAGCGTGTTGGGCAGACCACGACGCCGGATGAGCTGAAGGATGTTTGGCAGGCCAGCCTGAAAGTTCTTCAGGCGTCGGGAGACACCAACGGGTATTCCACAGTGAAGACGGCGGTTACCGTCCATAAAGCCAAGCTGGAGGCGCCTCAATGATCATCGTGAATTGCACTCAGGGCTCCCCTGAATGGCTCCAGGCCCGAGCTGGAGTCATCACCGCCAGCATGTTCAGCACCGCACGCTCCAAAGTGAACGGGCTGAACGCCCAGCAGAAAAAATATGTCGACGCCATGCTTGCCGGGAAAGGCGAAACGAAAGCGATGGAGTTAGCCGGGTACAAGGCCGGCCCAAAGGCCGAGGTCGTTCAGCGCGCTCTGGACGGTGAAAAGGTCGGGGAGCCTTCGAACGCAGCACTGTCCTACGCCTTTGAGTTGGCCGTCGAGCGCATCGGCGGCGCGCCGCTGGACGGCGGGTTCGAGACTTGGCAGATGCGCCGAGGGCATGAACTGGAGCCCGAGGCGCGAATGGAACACGAAATCCAGACCGGACTCATCGTCACCCAGGTCGGCCTTGTGAAAACAGATGACGGCGTATTCGGCGCCAGTGCAGACGGATTCATCGGTGATGACGGCGGCTCTGAGTACAAGTGCTTCCTGGCCCCCGACAAACTCCGCTCATTCCACATCGACAATGATGCCAGCGAAGTCATCGACCAGGTGCAGGGCTGTATGTGGATTACCGACCGCAAGTGGTGGCACATCGGGATGTACTGCCCGCTGTTGAAAGCGGTGGGTCGCCAGCTCTGGTGGAGAGAGTTCAAGCGCGACAACGACTACATCGAAAACCTCGAAGAAGACCTCTGGGAATTCAAGCTGCTGGTAGACGGGTACGAGTCGGCGCTCAGGAGTAAAGCAGCATGATCAGCATCCTGCAGAACGAAGTCGAAAGGCTTCGCCCGTTCCACGATGAGCTGGCCGAACAGATGGCCGAGTTTGTGGCGCGTGGCGGCAAGATCGAAGTAGGGCCGCCGAGCGGCTACAAGCCTAAGGAAATCACCTACAGCAACCAGATGCCGCCGGCGCCCAAGCCGTTCGTTCGCCGGCGGGTGGAGGCAGCCCCTCTGCCGCCGGCCCCGGTGAATGGGCGCACGGAAAAGCGGATGAGGAATGTCGAGCGCGCTATCGCCCTGGCCCCGACTCACACCCAATCCGAGGCTTTAGCCATTCTGGGCATCAGCAGGCGGACCCTCTGCAGCATGGCTCAAGAACATGGGATCAAGTTCAAGAAGCCAACTCGTGGCGGGGCCAACGGTGCCGAGCGATCGGAACAGCTGGAAGCCCGAGACGCGAAGTATGCCGAGCGGATTCGCGCCTTCCTGGAACTGGGCATAACCCGGCGCCAGTGCTGCGGAAGTCTGGCGATAAGCAACAAGGCCTTTGAACGGATCATCGCCGCCCACGGCATCGACTACCCCAAAGCACGCCAGGGCACTTCATGCGCCGCATAGCCCGCATCCAGCAACGCAAACGCCAAACCTGGCTGGATCTACCCGCCAGCGCAATCGAAGAGGTAAGCCATGGCTGCCGCCCCGAAAGAACGCTCAGCAAAGACTGCGGCGAGGCGAAAGACTCGCGGCGAGGAAGAATTGCGACTGCACACCATGGCCGGCACCCGTCAGGCCTTGGCTGATTTGATGGCCTGGCACGGCATTGAGGAACAGGGCGAGGCCATGACATTGATGGTTCACCATCTGCACGGCCTGGGCCCGGCGGGGTCAGCTCAGTTCCTCGCGCCGCCGCGACACGAATACGTGATACCCGAAAACGTGTCGGCAAAACTTCAACTCGCCTACGCCCGCGAATCACTGCGCATCTGCCACGACGAATAACCACCCAACATCAACGAATCACGCCAGCCGGCGAGGATCCCCTATGTCCGCACAACAGAAGAAACACCCCTTCGATTTCAAAACCCAATACGGACTCGGCTTCAACCCTCAGGACGATGAGATCGTTGTCGACTTCTTCTGTGGCGGCGGCGGTGCCGGGACCGGTCTGGAGATAGGCCTGGGCCGCACGGTGAATGTGGCGAAAAACCACAGCCCCCAGGCAATCAGCATGCACACCGTAAATCACCCGGGCGCGAAGCACTTCACCACCGACGTGTTTGAGGGTGATCCGGATACCGAATGCGGCGGCAAGGCCGTCGGCTGGTTTCACATGTCCCCGGACTGCACCCACCACAGCCAGGCAGCCGGCGGCCAGCCGCGCAAGCGCGAGATCCGCAACCTGTCGTGGATCGGCCTGAAGTGGGCAGGCATGAAGCGGCCCCGGGTGATCAGCCTGGAGAATGTGAAGCAGATCCTGCAGTGGGGCCGGCTGATCGCCAAGCGCGATAAGGCCACCGGCCGCGTGGTGAAGCTCGGCGGCGAGATTGCTGCACCTGGTGAGGTTGTGCCGGTGGGCCAGCAGTTCCTGATCCCTGACCCGAAACAACGTGGCCGGACTTGGCGCCGTTTCGTGGCCCTGCTGGAAGGCATGGGCTACGTCGTTGAGTGGAAGGTGATCAAAGCGTGCGACTTCGGCGCACCGACGAGCCGCGAAAGGCTGTTCATGATCGCGCGGTGCGATGGCCAGCCGATCGTGTGGCCGGCCCCCACCCACGCAAAGATCCCAGCAAAGGGACAGCAGAAGTGGAAAACGGCCGCCGATTGCATCGATTTCAGCGACTTGGGCAAAAGCATCTTTGGCCGCAAGAAAGACCTGGCCCAGGCCACCCTGCGCCGTGTCGCCAAGGGCATGAAGAAGTTTGTCATCGACAATCCGGCGCCGTTCATTGTGCCGATTGCCAACTGGTCAGGGGAGGCAGTTCAGTCGGCCGGTGAACCGCTGCGCACCATCACCTCTTACCCAAAGGGCGGCGCCTTCTCGGTGGTGAGCCCAATCATTGCCCCGGCAACCCACCAGGGCAGCGACCGGATCAACGACCCGCTTGAACCGTTACCGACAGTCACCTGCGCGAACCGTGGGGAACTAACGCTGATCAGTCCCGTGATGGTTACCGCTGCCCACGGCGAAGGGAAGCCGGGAGGCGTTCAGCGCTGGGGAGACGGTTGCAAATCCTCTGCTGACCCGTTGGGCACCGTCACAGCAAGCGGCGGGCACTCGATCGCATCAGCGCACCTGGTGAAGTTCCGATTCAACGACGCGGGCAAGGCTCTGGATGAGCCACTGCCGACCATCACCAGCGGCGGCAACTATCAGCGGCCGGCCGGGGCCGCTCATGCCATGGGCATATCCACGGTGTTCATGGCCCAGATGAATGGCGGATTCAACACCACGGCCGCCAAGAGCATCGAAGACCCAATGACCACGGTGACTAATACCGGCAGCCAGCAGCAACTGGTGGCAGCGAACCTGGTGCACTTGCGCGGTAACTGTGACGCACGGGACGTAAACGACCCGCTGCACACCATCAGCGCCGGCGGCCAGCACCACGGGCTGGCCAGCGCATTCATGGAGCGGGCGTTCGGCGCCAGTGTTGGCCAGGGCCTGGAAGAACCGGCGCCTACCATCACGGCCGGTGGCGGCGGAAAGAGCTCGCTGGTATCGCTGACACTCTCGCCAGAGCATGAGGCGGGCGCCCTGCGTGTCGCCGCATTCCTGATCAGCTACTACGGCACCGAGAACATCAGCGCCTGCGACTCACCAGCACCGACCATCACCACCAAGGATCGCTTGGCCATGGTCACCGTAATGCTCCAAGGGACGCCGTATGTGATCGTCGACATCTGCCTGCGGATGCTGAAACCGGCTGAGCTGTACAAGGCCCAGGGCTTCCCGGCCGACTACATCATCAGCCACGGCGCCGACGGCAAGCCGTTCACCAAGACCCAACAGGTGCACATGTGCGGCAACAGCGTCAGCCCACCGCCGATGGCGGCACTGGCGCGGGCCAATGACCCGTGGCGCGTTACTGAACGGGTGTCGGAGGCGGCTTAAGCCCTGCCGGCTACCAGCTTGGCACCCAGCTCTCGGCCGGCCACCTGCGCCAGGCCACGGTCAACATAGGTTCGGTCACCCGCAACAACCGGCACCACCACTTCGCCGCCCCGCTTCACTTCGACGTTGATCCGCCAGGTCTCACGGCCCTCCTCGTCCTTCTCGCACTCCATGTAGTTCCAGAGCTGAAAGCCTTCGTGCTCATCATAAATATCGTGCTTTGTCATGGGCTTGCTCGTTTGAGTGAGGCGCCATCGTAGCACCCACTGTCTGGGCCTGGCCCGGCAAGGACTCACCATGCCTACAGAAAACAAACCGACCACACCGCTGCAGGTCGTGCGCTCGACAGTCACAAAGCTGGTGATCACCGGCGCTCCGCGGCTGGACCCTATCACCGTCTTCCTCGAGGACTTCGGCCGGCGCGACTGCCCGACTGAATCCGATCCGAACTACCAGACCGCCCAGGGCAAGATCACCATCAACTGCTGGGACAATAGCTGGAACGCCTACTGGGGCGACATGGGCCCTCGCACCGTCGCCGAGTTTGTGGGCGATTGCGGCTGGGACTACATCCTGAATTGCCTGGATCGCGGTATCAGCCCTACGGTGTTCAGCGGCAAAGCTCTGCACACCCTGGCCCAGAAGTGCATCGTGCAGCGCCGCCGGCAGCAGACAGGCCGCCATGACTGGGAACTGGGCGAGCTGAGCAAAAGCGAAGCCCGCCAGCTCTGGGACGACATCGATATTCTGCGCAGTGTCGAGAGATCGAGCGAGTGCTGGCATCACAGCGCGCTGCTGACCGAGCTGTTCGGGGACGAATGGCACTACCCGCTCGATGGGAAGGCTGTCGAGGAAAACCACGAATACACATACCTGCGCCGCGTTGTCGAGGCCGTGCAACAAGCCCTGCGCCAGGAGCAGCAGACCGCCGAGGGCGCGAGCCATGAATAACGAACTGCGCAAACTGCTGGAGCGTCTGAGGGATGCTCACGTCTCGATTGCTGGGCCTGAATTCTGGGGCGCGTGGAAAGAGCTGCGCGCCCTTCTCGCCAAGCCAGCCGTCCAGCACCAGGGCGAGCCGGTGGCGTGGGCCAATGGTGAGCAGCTACTGCTGTGCAGTCGTTCGCCGCGAGAGGTGCAGCCGAACAATCCGATGATGCACAACCTGCCGAGGAATATCGCGGGTAGCGCACTGCGCACGGAGTACTGCGATACGCCGCTCTACGCCGCCCAGCCCCATGGCGAGCATCCCGCTTAAGTCAGTTGCCAGTCGATCCAACGTTCGGCCGCTGCCATCGCATCTGCCAGGGCGGCCTGGTAGTCCTGCCAGGGGCCGGCGATCTCCGCCGCCACATTCCCAAAGCCGGGAATCTCGCTCGACTCAATCACCCGGAATAAGACCGGTGCCACATCGTTTGGCCGCTCCCATTCGAACTTCAGAAACACCTTCTGCCCGCGGTATTCATGTTCGATTGGCACATCCCGAATGTGTGACACACGCCCTCCTTAATTGAACCAAGTTGAACCATGATGAACCATTAAGAACCAAGTTAAACCATACTTTTACACCCAATCGGGTGGACTCTCTATCGAGGCATAAAGCCATCCCTCCCTTTCAAGTTAGCCGCTATTGCGGCCAAGGACGAAGTCATGCCTGAAGAAATCAAATTGATCCAGCCAGCCCCGGTCGTGCGCGATGAATATGGCATGTTCGCTCATCCCGATATGCCCGACTTCGACGAGGGCGACGGTGATAAGTGCAAGGCCTGGGTCGCTTCACAGCACTTGCAGGTGAAGATGGTGGAGCTCGAATACCACAGCGACGAATCGGTCTCTGAGCGCTATTTCGAAGCTGGGGACCCAGACTGCAGTTACTGGGAGCCGGATCGGCCTGATGGCGAAGGCTGGTTCTGCCTGGCCATTCACGACACCGACGACGGCCCTGTCTGCTGGTGGGCGCGCCGGGAGGAAATTAATGCCCCCTTGGCTGCTCTGCGCAATGAGGCCGTAGAGGAATGGCTTGAGGGGGTAGCAGTCGACCAGGGGCCGGAAGCAGCCGACAAGTGCAAAGAGATCCTCCTGAAGTGCGGCTACTGCACCCAGGTGACCCCGTGAAGGCCCTTTCAATTCGCCAGCCCTGGGCGTGGCTGATCATCCACGGCGGCAAGGACGTCGAGAACCGTTCCTGGCACACCAAGTATCGTGGCCGTTTCCTAGTGCACGCGGCCAAGGGGATGACCAGCGATGAGTTCACCCAGGCGCTGCTGTACTGCTTGGACCGCGGACTGACGCTACCGGATCGTAACGACATGCAGTGTGGCGGCATTATCGGCTCTGTAGAGCTGGTGGACAGTCTTGATCACAGCGACTCGCCCTGGTACATGGGCGAGAAGGCGTTCCTGTTGCAAGACCCGAAGCCTCTGTCGTTCACGCCGCTGAAAGGCCGACTCAACTTCTTCGAGGTCCCTGATGAACTGGTGACCCCATGATCGCCCTCGCCTACATGCTCTACCTGATCTACACGGGGCCAAGGCCATGAGCGCCGCGGCGAAGGTTCTCGACCCCTGCAGCGCCAGCCGCATGATGTGGTTCGACAAGCAAGACCAGCGGGCCCTGTTCGGCGATATCCGCGATGAGGAACACCTGCTGTGTGATGGTCGGGTGCTGCGGGTCGAGCCGGACGTTCTGATGGACTTCCGGCAACTGCCCTTCGCCGATGGTGCCTTCCGCCTGGTCGTGTTTGACCCGCCACACCTGACCCGGGCCGGGGTGGATAGCTGGATGCGGGCGAAGTACGGAATGCTCACCAGCGACTGGCGCGAGGATATCCGTCAAGGCTTCGCAGAGTGCTTCCGAGTGCTGGAGCCGGAAGGAATCTTGATCTTCAAGTGGAACGAGACCCAGGTACTGGTGAGCGAACTGCTGGCACTGACCAACGAAAAGCCCCTGTTTGGCCACAAGTCCGGCAAGCGGGAAAAAACGCACTGGATCACGTTCATGAAGCGCTACAGCCCGCCCAGCCCCTAGAGCAGTCAGCGGGGTGGCCAGGACATAGGCCGGGCGAGCCACGCAACCATCCCACGGCGCAACGCTGGCAGCTATCAGCACCATCTGAAACATCCCACTCAACAATCTAAACAGCCTGCCGGCCGGCGGGCGAGGTATGCACGCATGAACAAAACTGACGCAAAACGCATTGCGGAAACCATAACTATCGAACAGCTGGAGACCATGTTCGAGCGCGCCAAGGCCGGGATCACCAACTGGGAACAAGTCAGTGCTGTAAATCCTGGAATGACCAAAGGGACAGCGTGGAACATTTTGAGCGCCGGACTCAAATCAGTCGGCGGGCCTCGCACAAGAGTTCTCGCCATCACCAACATGATTTGGGAGTTTGGCGACTTCCTCGACGATTCGCTAAAGCCAGCCAAAAAGAAGCGCCAGCCGGCGCCGACCCCATATCACCAGCAGCCGAACTTCTAACAACCACCTTCTGCCGCCCAGCGCGGCAAGGACACCAAATGACCATTAATTCAGCGCGGCCCCGAATGGGCTGTGGGAGATAGCTATGGGCGCTCAACAGCTGATCCCTAGATTCATCAGGGCAAAGGAAGCACCTGGATACCTGGGCATGTGCCGGGCAATTTTCGACGAGACAGTCAGGCCGTTTGTAAGTGAGTTCCCCATCGGCGGGCGCGGCGTCGGGTTTGATCGGCAGGAACTGGACGACTGGGCCACGGCCTACGTCGAGGCAAAGGCGATTGATAAAAAAGGCGCAACGGAGCAACAATCGCCCCGCAGCGAGCGCCAGAAAGGAGATAAATCATGGCGCGAAAATCGATCACAGGCCTCTCCCAAAGGAAAGGTATCTGGCATATCGACAAGAAAATCAACGGAGAACGACTTTACGAAAGCACTGGAACTGGTGACCGGGAAGAAGCGGAGCGCTACCTGATCTACCGGCTGGAGCAGATCCGGCAACAGAAGGTGTACGGCGTAAAGAAGGTGAGGATCTGGCGGGAGGCGGCGACTCGCTTTCTGCTGGAGTTCAAAGATCAGCCTTCAATCAAGCTGTCGGCGCATCACCTTTCGCAGCTCGACCCATTCATTGGCGACATGCCGCTGACCCACATTGATGACCAGGCCTTGGTGCCATTCATCAAGGATCGGTTGGCGACGAAGAAACTGGAGGGCGGGAAGGTAAAGAAGGG